GCCTGGATTCTATGTAGGCGGATCACCTGAGCGGGCGGCGTTTCGCACTGTAGGCGGCGTTTTCCCTGGGCGTGGCGGGATTGGGTGGCGCAGATGAGCAAGGCGCTCGAAGCCATGCAGAAAGCCTTGCGCGAGCTTGAGCGCAAAGAGATTCGCGTCGGCTTCTTCGATACCGCTCATTATCCCGATGGCACGCCAGTTGCCTATGTGGCAGCCATTCAGGAGTTCGGCTACGGGCCGATTCCGCCACGCCCATTCATGCGGCCAGCTCAGGCGCAGAATCAGCAGAAGTGGCTCGCGGCGCTGGCTAAGGGGGCGAAACTTTCCTTTGTCGGCAAGATTGATATCAGCATGGTGATGGCTCAAGTGGGCATGGTTGCCGCAGGGGATGTACAGAAGGCCATCAAGGCTGTAACCGCCCCTCCGCTCGCACAGTCTACTATCGATGCGCGCCAGGCCAAGCTAACCGGCAAAAAGGCTGCAAGCACTAAGCCTCTGGTCGATACCGGCCAGATGCTTCAATCGGTTACTAGTGCAGTGGTGGATAGATGATCCCCGGAATCAACCTCCTAAGCATCGCGCTTGGCGCAATTGCCTCGCAGACTGGCCAGTGGCTCAAGTTCATGGGCAACACGCAGAACAGTCAAGGCCAGGATATCCCGCAGTATTATCCAGCTGAAACGGTCATTGGCAGTTTCCAATCCACTGATGCGCGCACTATTGCCGATATGGGTCTGGATGTAACGGCGAAATACCGCACATTCTACAGCTCTACCCAGATAGCAATTACTGATCGCGGCACGTCGCCTGATCTGCTCATCTTCTATGGTCGCAAGTATCAGGTGGCTGGCGAGCTTGACTGGATTAATCAGGATGGCTGGAAGGGCGTCGTGCTGGTAGATATAGGTGCGGCATGAAGCAAAAAGACCTCTCCGCCCTAATCCGCACAAATCTATTGGCTGGCCTATCTCGATACGGGGCGTCCGGCATTCCAGTTAAGCAAGCCTACCAACCAACAACGCAAGGTCGCGTCGATGCGTGCGTTTACTTCTGGCTGGTTTCTGATACGCCAGAAGGATCGCAATACCGCGATCAAGTGACAGACCCTGGGACACTGCAACTGACCACTCGCGAGACGCAGAACATCGCCAGCACCTTCCAGCTTGGCGCGCTCATTCCGGAAGACCCCACGAATGACGCTCAATTGACCGCAAAAGACATTACGACCATGTGCCGCCAGATCGTGCAGTCTCAGCCATTCCTTGCTGCGATGACCGCTCGCAATGTAGGCGTGCGCAGGCCAAGCGATATCCGCGAACCAGCCTTCGTCAACGAGCAAAGCCAGTTCGAGTACCGGCCATCTTTCGACTTTACCGTTACACACAAACAATCCATAATGCAATTGACTGACTCTATCACCTCGGTGGAGTTTAATTTACACAGAGTATGAGGCGCAGAAATGCCGATCAAAAGCACTCTTTATGTAGACATTGCGAGCGGTGTTATCGGCGCCGACTCTGTAGCCACTCAGGAGCTGACTGGTCGCCGGTTTTCTACTAGCGCCCTGATTCCCTCTGACACGATCATTCGGGTTTTGCGCGGCGGGGCGCAAGACTACTTCGGCGCCTCATCCGCAGAGGCTGCGTTTGCTGACCAGTATTTCAGCTATGTTTCTCCCGCTCCGGTATCCCGCGCCAACAACCTCCAATTCGCAGCATACGCGCCAACTGGGCGCACTCCTGCGATCTTTGGCGGCCAGGATCATGCCACGCTCGAGCAGCTCCAAGATGTGACTGCTGGCATCCTCAGCATCAACCTGGGCGATGACGAGCTGCAAACTGCAACCATGGATTTCTCATCGGCAACCAGCTACGCAGATGTGGCGAGCACTGTTCAAGCCGCGATCCGTGCTGCTGGCGGGGCTGGCTCTCAATACTCGAGCGCCACCGTCTCCTACGACGCAATTAATGGCATCTTCGTTATCACTGGCAGCCTGTCGTCTAACGCCATCGCATCGTACAACCCGGTGGCCGGTAGCGATGTTGGCGCCCTAATGGGTCTTGGTGCTGTCGGTGCGGTTGAGTCCGATGGGCTGGCTGCGCAAACGCCACTGCAAGCCTTCCTCAAGGCTGAGCAGGTAAGTGACTCGTTCGGCAGCGCAACTTTCAGCGACACAGGGGTTACGCTTGCTCAGGCAAAAGAACTCGCACTGTACGTCAAGTCGCAGAACGTTAAGTACCAGATCTATTTCAGCGTTAGCCGCGCCAACTATCAGGCCTGGTACGATGAGTTGAGTGCTATTGGCTCCACCGGCCTCATCCTGAATGCCACGCCAGGCGAGTACAAAGAGTCGCTGCCGATGGCTATCATGGCCGCAACTGACTACGACCGCCGCAACGCAACCGTCAACTTCATGTTCCGCCAGGCTGCGCTTAGCTTTGACGTGAACACCACTGATGAGGCGCTGGCGCTGAACGCTCGCCGGATCAACTACTACGGCAACACCGCAGTAGCTGGCCAGCAGATCCGCTTCTTCCAGCGCGGCTTCTTGATGGGCGGCGCTACTGACCCGCTCGACATGAACGTGCACGCCAACGAACAATGGCTTAAGGCCTACTGCGCCGCGCAACTGCTTGCTCTCCAGCTGGGTACCAACAAGATCGGCGCCGACAACGACGGTCGCGGCAAGCTGCTCGCCGTTCTGGCGGGCGCTGTAGAGCGCGCCAAATATAACGGCACTATCAGCGTCGGCAAAGAGCTTACGACCAACCAGAAACTGGCCGTCACCGATCTTACTGGCGACCCAGAAGCCTGGCATGACGTTCAAACCAACGGCTACTGGTACGGCGTCACTATCGTTCCAGAAGTTCAGGTCGGCGGCGAAGTCGAGTACGTTGCCAAGTATACGCTGGCTTACAGCAAAAACGATGTGGTTCGCACCATCGAAGGCTCTCACAACCTGGTCTAACCAGTACGCAAAGGACATAGAACATGCCATATGACGTTTCCGGTACTGGCTTTAGCCTGACCATCAAAGCCAGCGTGACCTACCCTCAAGGCTTCACCGTGACCGCCTTCGCTGATGATGCTGACCCATGGGATGCGCCCAGCCTAGATATCGCAACTCTGTCCATGAACCTCAACGGGGACATGGTTGCTTTCTCTGCGCCGCAAGCCCTGCTGCGCACGGTCAACGTTATCCCGGGTAGCGAGGATGACAACAACCTGTCGATCCTCTACGAGGCCAACCGCGTAGGCCGTGGCAAGCGCTCCGCTCGCGATGTAATCACTATTATCGCCAACTGGCCAGACGGCTCGACTGAGACTCTCACGGGCGGCAAGATCAATACCGGCATGAGCGGTAAGTCGCTGGCATCCAGCGCCAAGATCAAGTCGCGCTCGTATGGCTTCGGCTTCGAGAGCTACGCCGTAACACGCGCCACCACTCCTGCTGGGCAATAAGGACTGATCATGGCTGAATTGCTCAATCCCGAAGAAATCGTAATCACTGGCCGCGATGGCGTAGAACGCACTTACGTTCTGTCTACGCTTCCGTACCCCGTTGGCCGCAAGGTTGCCGCTTTGTACCCTACAGCCAACCTGCCCAAGGTAGGCGACTACAAGGTGTCCGAGGAGGTCATGCTTGACCTGTTCCGGTTCGTAGCCGTCCAGCATGAAGATGGTTCGCAACAGCGTCTGACAACCATGGCGCTGATCACCAACCACGTCCCCGATGCCATGACCGGCCTGCATCTGGAGGCGCGCATGCTGGCGAAGAACTTCGATTTTTTCGGCAAAGGCGGCATCTCCGCATCCCTGGTACGCTTTTTGGAAACGCGCCTTCCGTCGATCATCCAAACGCTGATCCCATTGCTGCCGCCATCACTGGTGCAGGACTTTGCAGCTGGGTTGAACTCCGCGAAAAAATCGGACTAGAGGAGGCGTTTGATATGTGGGAGGCCGTCATGGTTTCCCGCATCAATGAAGCCTACGCAGTCAAGCACGCCAACAAGAAATAGGGAATCAGCCTAATGTCGCTACTCGACACGTTTGTAATGGTTTTCCAGGCTGATACCCGCCAGGCTCAACGCGAGATTGGCAAGACTGACGACTCAGTAACTGATCTTGATCAGCATTTAAAACAAGTCGGTAACTCAGCTAGCGATACCGGGTCCGCGCTCAAATCTATGGCCGCAGGTGCGCTAGGTGCACTCACAGCCTCACTAAGCGTCGGCGCGCTGATTAATAGTGCTTTCGCTCGCGCAGATACTATCAGGGCAATTGAGCAAACCTCTGACGCCCTCGGCATCGCTATCGAGGATGTGGATGCGTTCGGGCGCGCCGCAGAGGCGATGGGCGGTGATGCTCAAGGCGCTCGGGATTCCTTGACTGACATGGCCGAGGCCATGGGCGAAGCACTGGCGGATAAAGAGTCAGGGCGGGCGAAGTCATTCAAAGCCCTAGGCATCGCAATTGCCGACGCTAACGGCAAGGCGAAAGACGGCCTTACCGGCATCCTCGACCTTGCAGGCGCGGTAGAAGGGCTCAGCAAATCCGAAGCCATCTTCAAAGTTAAAGAGCTGGGCATCACCGATAACCGCACGGTTGAGATGGTGCTCAAGGGGCGCAAAGAGCTTGAGCGTCTGCTTGGCGTGCAAAAGGAGCAAGGCGTTGTAACCAAGGAGTCCGCAGAGAATGCTCGCAAGCTTACCGAGGCGTTCGGACAGCTAAAGAATGGCTTGGCTAGTGCAGGCAACAGCTTCATTGATTCGCTTATCCCAGCGCTGACGAAGGTAATCGAGTGGCTGGCCAAGGGGGTTGACTGGATGAGCGATCACAAGGATTTCGTGATTGGCTTCTTCGGGTCAATTGCGGCTGTGATAGGTGCTATCTACCTGCCAGCGATGGCATCTGCCGCAGTGGCCACCCTGGCTGCTACATGGCCGCTGCTAGCGATTGGTGCTGCCATTGGCGCTGCTGCTGCTGCATTCGCGCTGATCTATGACGATGTGATGAATTTCGTAGAGGGGAATGACTCTTTCATCGGCCAAGTTTCCGAGAAATACCCGTTAGTCGGCCAGACTGTTATGTGGCTGATTGGCGTCTTCAAGGATCTGTGGAGCACCCTTATCACTGGCGCGCAGCAAATTGGTCAGTTCGTAGCTAATGGGTTTGCGCAGGTTCTTGCGGGCATCAAGTCCGCAATAGACTTTATCCCGACGGCAATAGCTCAATTTCAAGCATTTGTAGACCGCCTCATGCAGATGTTCTCAGGCATGGGCGAGGCAGTTAAGGCGGTGTTCCAGGGCGTAATTGACGCTATCAAGGGCGCCCTGAGCTTTGCTAGCGATGGAATTGATAGGGTCAAGTCTGGATTCGGCGGCGTTGCTAGGTTCTTCGGGGTTGGTAGCGATGAAGGCAACAGCAACGCTCAGCCACCGAGAACTGTGAATGGTGACGTACCGCTGGTGGATATTGACCAGACCATGCGCGCAGCTAACTCGCAGATCGGTGCGGCTCAAGCTTCGCCAGCCAACAGCATCACCAGCAACGCCATCAGCAACCAGGTGAATCGCACCAGCGAAACCAGTGTGCAGACTGGCGATATCATCGTGCAAACTCAAGCCACGGATGCACCTGGAATTAGCCGCGATATTGGCACTGAACTCCAAAGTCAGCTAAAAGGCCTTGAAATGGAATCAGCAACAGGGGTGGACCGCTGATGGCTATCATTGAGACGGGATTGGTTGCCATCCTCGACGGAGAGAGTTTTGAGCAGGTGTTCGTGGCTGCCAATCCCATGCGCGTCACCGTGCTTGAAGAAAAGAAGATCACCAAATTTCAGGTTGAGGACGGCGGCACGCGCAGCGATCATGTAGTCCAGCAGGCTCGAGAAATCAGCATCGACCTCATGATCGAGGATGAGGATGCGCGCAACATGTATCTACAAATACAGCAGGCGTGGCGCGATAACAAGCTGCTTATCGTCCAGACCAAGGTTGCCAGCTACGAAAGCATGCTGATCGAGACGATGCCGCATGACGAGACTCCCGAGCTTGGAAATGGGATTGCGATGCCCATTAGGCTTACGGAGTGGCGCACGGTGACGCCGCAGTACGGCTCCCTACCGCCTACCAAGGTGGCCAGCAAGAAACAGTCTGATACTGCCAAGCAAGGCCAAAAGCAGGGGCAGCCTGCTAGCCAGGCTCAAACCAGAAAGGCGAGCGTTCTGTATGGGGTCTTTAACTGATGCAGATAATTGATATCGCCCAAGTGCCCAACCAATCCTTTTCGGTCACGCTGGAGGGGGTTCGCTGGGATATCCGGCTAAAGCAGGCGACCACCTCAATGACTGCCGACCTGGCCGCTGATGGCGTGCAGATAGTTAGCGGTCAGCGCATCGTTGCGGGCACGCCAATCATCCCGTATCAATACCTAGCGGATGATGGGAATTTCCTGATTATGACTGAGAACGATGAGCTACCTAGCTGGGAGCTTTTCGGGGTCAATCAGGTACTGATCTACGCCACATTTGACGAGATTTCAGCCGTACCCCCAGAGGTGTTATCATGGCCGCAACTACCGGCTTACCAATCTAGCCAACCAATTATCAACAACCTGATCATCGTTCTGGAGCCATAAATGGAAGTAAAAAATTACTTCGCCACCGACACGCAAGGCAATGTGCTGGGATCGGCTCAGGTTTATCTGTATCTGGCTGGAACTACTACGCTGGCGACTGGGGTGCAGAATATTAGCGGGGCCGCACTGGCTAACCCCTTCACCTCGCAGAGCAATGGGCTTGTCCAGTTCAAGGCGCCAGATGGCGATTACGACCTCCGAGTTGTTAAGCCTGGTCGTGAGTTTACCATCCGCATTCAGTGCTTTGACGGCGTTGTTTTTTCCGCCAAAGTGGATATGGATCTTTTCCCGGTGGTCACCTCGGTTAATGATGGCGACCTTATTCCATCTGACACTGGTGTCAGCAAGGTAAAGTTCCAGGCAATTACCCTATGGAACTACATCAAGTCAAAGGTTTATGACTTGCTCGGGATGGTTTCTACTGATTTCAGCTTTTACTCTGGAATAGACATGACTGGAGCCACCGATAGCACGGCGGCTTTTCAGTCTGCGCTATCCAGCGGCATCACCAGATTCACAGGCAAAGGGGTCATACGATTTTCTTCTACCGTGACCATTCCGGTTGGCGTGATTATTGACGGCAATGACCAGCTCAAACTCCTTTGGGATGGCCCTGTCGGCACGGATGCAATTGTCTACAGCGAAGCTGTCAGCGGGGCCAAGTATCTGTCTGGAATTCGCTCCACCAGACTGCTAAGCAACGTTCGCGGGCGATATGCGATAACTACACCCAAAAGCGCTAACGCATGGAACAGGCAATATCGGTTTGACTTCACGGGTTTCCAGTCTTACGACTCAAACGAAACCTTAACAATTGCAGTCAACTACTGGGATCGAGTGCTTAATCTTGGCGACTTCCGCCAGTGCACACTACGCAGATTCCAAATTGTTGGCGGCTGGCCATCCACAGATACCAATGGTATTGACCATAAGAATATTGGCTTGTACGTAAGCTCATTTACCGGCGCCATCGGCTTGGTAGTTGATGATGGCAGCTTTACCAGCTGCTCTCACCCGATTGAGCTTAGTGATGGCGTAGAGGGGCATTATATTGGCTCTGGAGTTGAGTGCGTCTCCTGCTGGGATGGCCTGACCTACTCCAATGCCCAGCCGGAGCCAGGCGGCTTTGTAGATGCCGCCCACTTCAACGCCTCTCACGCCGCAATTATTGGCGCAAGGAGGGTCGATCTTGCCATTGGTGATTACAGCGCATATAGATCATCAGCCATGGCCATGCATTCCGAGGGTTGGTCAGCGCTTTCTCTGGAAGACTGCAACTTCAAGGTCACAGTAGGAAACGTGCATGTCGTGCCTGGAAGCGCTGTAGCACTTCCTAACTCCTGGGCGTTCAGGTTCAAGAACTGCGCATTCACATTCATGCACATGAAAGGATTTGACATATCACTATCGATGACCGGAGCAGTTCTGCTTGATAACGTAAGTGGATTGCGGATGGATTCTGGCACAGCCAGAGGCTGCGCCACTTTCTGTAGCGTGGTAAATGGCGCAACTGACATCAAGATGCTGAATATTGATGCTTCCAATTCTGATCCATCGCTACTTACGGTCCCGGCTGGATTCAACCCCACATCAATCGTCCTTGAGCGTGCGCCCCTGGGAGCTAACAACTCACCAGCCTCGCTTGTCGTGAACGCAAGTTCAGACTTCACCATCCAGCCAAGAGCGGGGCTGACCACAGTTTCCCTGTCTGGAAGCAGCCTGACTGCAAACATAATCATGTCCAAGGTTGGGGCTTCGGCTGGGAACACTGTAGAGATCAAGTTTGTTAACGCCTCGGCAGCAGGCAGCACAATTACATTCCTTAACGGCGCTGGCGGATCAGTGTTGAACATAATTCGATCAGGAAATACCAACCGATACTTCATTCGGTACAAGTTCAACGGCACTAACTGGGTGTGCGATGAGCTGGTGCAAGACCTTGACGCCACGCTTAGGTCTTAATATGCCTTCGCCAGACCTTCGCCGCATCCGAATCGGCATTGAGGTATCCGGCCAAATCAACTACTACGAAGGCCTTCGCGTGCGGGCCTCTGGTACGAAGTTTGCCAACCCATTGCAGAATGAGTGCCAGGTAACAATTAGCGGGCTTTCCGAGAAAGTCCGCGATTACATCCTGACCGAGACGAGTCCGTACAACGCCAATCGCACCCCCAAGCGACTGATTGTTGAGTGCGGGCGCGTCTCTACCGGGTTGTTCCGCCTGTACGTGGGCGACATCATCAGCTCGGACGCCAGTAGCCCGCCTGACGTAGATATCACGATCAAGGCCAAGACGCAGAATGCGCAATCCGGCAACGTGATAGCAATTACGACGGGCGCGCTTGCAAAGCTATCTGGTATTTCGCAGCGCGTTGCAGACCAAATTAATCTTGGCTTGGACTTCCAGGCCACTGACAAGAACATCTCCAATTTTAGCTTCTCTGGCGCGGCGTCCAAGCTGGTCACTCAGCTGCAAGAAGCGGGAGACGTAAGAGCCTTTATCGATGACGATTCATTGATAGTTAAAGACTATGCAAAAGCCTTGAGCGGTCGCGTAAAGGTGCTAAGCCAAGAAACCGGCATGGTCGGCATCCCCAAGGCGACAGACAAGGGAATTGATGTTACATTCTTGATCGATAGCGAATCTCTATTGGGCGGGGCTTTGCGATTGCAGAGCAAGTTCAACAAGTCGCTAAACGGCGATTACGTCATTGATCAGCTCAAGTTCGACGTAGCCAGCCACGAAGACCCTTTCTTCTACACGGCGCACTGCACACGATATGGCGAACCAAAGCCAGCACCAAAGGCCAAATAACGACACCGCCAATCAGGACAATCTGACTGGCGGCATCCGTGCAGAGCTTCGCTCGTTCTTCCTGAATGAGTTTGAGGGCATGCTGCCTGCCGTGGTGATCAGCTACGACGACACCACCAATAGAGCCGTAATCAAGCCGCTGGTGATGATGGGCACCACTGATGGTGGCAAGGTATCAAGGGCGCAGGTGTCTAACATCCCGGTGTACCGATTCGGCGGCGGCGGGTTCTTCATGCGCTTCCCCATCAAGCCTGGAGACTTTGGATGGCTAAAGGCTAACGACCGCGATATCTCTCTGATATTCCAGCGCGGCGGTCTCGAGGATTGGCCGAATACCAAGCGCATGCACAAGTTCAGTGATGCGATGTTTTTCCCAGACACCTTCAAGCAGTGGGTGATCAATGGGGAGAACATTGATGCGGCTGTGTGGCAATCTATGGATGGCAATACCTGCATCGCGCTGGCTGACGATCAGATCAAGCTATCTATCGGATCAGTTAGCATCACGCTCAGCGCAGCGGGGGTAGATATCGCAAGCCCGCCTGGCACGCTAAGGCATAACGGCATCAACGTTGGCGACACGCATCGTCATGTTGGCCCGCCAACTGCGCCAATTGGCCCAGTAAGCTCAACCGGAACTCCGCTGGTGACCCCATGAGAACAATTTCAGTAGACGCGGATAATGATATCCACCTTGGATCTGATGGCAACATAGCCATGGCTGTCGATATACAAGCCGCATCAGAAACCACGGTGCATTTTGCCAAGACCTTGCGCGGCGAAATGATCCATGAATTCGACCTTGGCGTGCCGTTCTTCATTGTAGCTTTCGGGCCTAGCGTGAACATCCCGCAGTTCGAGGCCGCAATGAAGGCGCGCATCCTTCAGACGCCAGAAGTAACAGCTATTCGGTCATTTGAAACAACCCAAGAAGGCGACATTTTGAAGTACACTGCTACCATAGAGACAACCTATGGGGCAGCGACAATAAATGGCTGATTACCAATACATCACATCGACCGGAGTAATCCTACCGGACACATCCGTAATCAGGGATGAGGTCGAGTCTGAATGGCGAGCTGCGTTCGGCCAAGATCTTGTCGTTACCTCGGAAACCCCGCAAGGCGCGATGATCACCATCGACGTAGAGTCGAGAGATGGCATGGTGCGCAACAATGCCGAGCTAGCCAACCAGATCAACCCTGACATTGCTGGCGGCATTTTCCTTGACGCCATATGGGCGCTAACCAGAGGTAGACGCAGATCCGCGACTAGGTCCGTGCTGAGCGGCGTAGAGTTTCGCGGCATTCCAGGCACCATCATCCCCTCTCGATCAGTCGCCGTTGTCGAGACGACTGGAGCGCGCTTTCTCACGTCAATCGACTTGGTTATTGGTCCGGCAGGGCTGGTAACCGGGCAAATGGTTGCTGAGGATACCGGGCCTGTTGCCGCTCCAGCAGGTACACTGACTCAAGTGGCATCTAGCGTGCTCGGATGGGAACAGGTCAGCAACCCAACATCTGCGGCGCTTGGCGCGGACAGGGAGACGGACATTGCATCGAGAAAGCGCAGGCGTAATACCTTGGCCTTGCAATCCATATCGCTTCCAGAGGCGGTCATATCGAGGGTTTACGGGGTTGGCGGCGTCAAATCAATGTCATTCCGAGAAAACATTACCAACTCAACTCAGACCATCGATGGCATAACACTGCTGCCGCACAGTATATGGGCTTGCGTTGACGGCGGCGAAGAAACCGATGTAGCTACCGCGCTGCTCGCCTCAAAGACAGGCGGCGCTAACTGGAATGGAGATGTTCTGGTGAGCCTGATCGAGCCATCTAGCAAGCAACCATATGCAGTCAGATTCGACAGACCTCAGGAGCTTAATCGAATCGTCCGAATCACTGTCAAGCCTACGACTTTGGATGCACAGGCAATCGTGCCTGATGCAGTCAGGAAATATGCCGCAGGAGAATTGGACGGAGAGGATGGCTTGACCGTTGGGGAGGATCTCTCACCTTTCGAGATAGCGGGCGCGATCAATGAGCTTGAGCCTAGGATTTTCGTGAAGAAGGTGGAGTCATCGGCTAATGGCACCGCATGGACCAGCGCCATCGTAGAGGCGAATGTAAATCAGGTATTCCGGATAACAAATATCCAGGTGATCGTAGAATCATGAGCACCGTACAGGAAATTGATTACAGTGTTGACCTGCTCAGGGCTATCCTATGGCAGTACGAGGAGTCTGGCAGGTTAAAGACCATCGTTCAACGCAAGCAGGCATGGGTGAATCGCGTACACTCCGAATTCTGGTCGGCATGGTATCGAGATGTTTTTAACATCGATACAGCTAATCGTTTCGGCCTGGCTGTATGGGGGAGGATTCTGGACATATCCCTAGGAGTAGACCAACCCCCGCAACCCAACAAAATTAGCTTTGGTTTTGGAGTGCATCACGCCAACTTCAACAACGGAAACTTTGGCGTGCTGTCATCTGGAAGTCAGCAACTTAGCCTTGATCAGCAAAGAATGCTAATCAGAATGAGGTACTTCCAGCTGACTTGCAGGCCCACAGTGCCAGAGATAAACGAGTTCATGAGCTACCTGTTCGAGAGTGAGGGACCTGCTTACGTGGTGGATAATCTCGACATGACAATGACCTACGTTTTCGGGTTCCCTCCCTCTAGCGAACTCCTATTCGTTTTGGAGAACTACGACTTCCTGCCCAGGCCTTCGGCGGTTGGTGTAGACTGGATTTCATTCTCAAGGCAATCATTCGGATTTGGCCCAACCAACCTGAATTTCAACAACGGCAACTTTGGAGCTTAACAAGATGCCAAGACGCGACTTTAAGACACCGTTTGCCGTCTCTGGCGACCAGACTGCTATCCCCACTGATATTCAGCCTGATGGCTCCGTAAGCATCGTGCAGGGTTACGGACCAGACTATCAACGCCCAACCGATGGCAGCGACCCGCAGGCAAAGATAATCGAGCGGGATAAGTTCAACTCGCTGATGAATGATGTAACAGCCTCAATCGGCGAGGTGCAGCAGTACGGTTTCGCTATCTGGTCTTCTGGAATGGTTCCATATCCAGCGGATGCATATGTAAGACATGCGGATAAAGTCTGGCGCAACACCATAGCCAATAACACCGCAGAGCCCGGGTCTGCTTCATCTGGCTGGGTGGATCCAGCTTCTGGCGGAACGCAGAGGTTTACTGCTGACGGCACATTCATAGTTCCGCCAGGCGTAACCACTGTGTATGTATCTGGCGCTGGCGGAGGTGGCGGCGGAGGGGCTGGCGCTGGATCTTCTGGTGGCGGATATAGCGGCGGTGGCGGCGGTGGCGGTGCAGGCAGATCAACTGTAAAGCAGCCAATAAATGTGACGCCAGGTTCAACTGTAGTAGTAACTATAGGCGCGGCTGGATCTGGCGGAAATGCTGCGGTTGTCTCTGGTGGTGCTGGTGGCGCAGGCGGGCAAACAGTATTTGGTTCGCTACTTACCTTGGCCGGAGGTACTGGGGGGGCTGGTGGCAATGGCTCATCCGGATCTGGTGGCGCTGGCGGGTCACCTGGCGGGCAAACCGGGGGTGACGCCCAGGTATCTGGAACCGCGGGGAATGGGGGCTCTGGTGGATCCGGGCCATTTGGCACAGGTGGCGGCGGAGGTCGAGCAGGGCAGGGGGCTGGAACCGCTTCGCCTGGATCTGTTGCTTTCGGCTTTGGGACCGGCGGGGCTGGGGGCGGCGGAAACTATAGCTCGGTTTCCGGGCGACTTGGCGGTGCCGGACTGCCTGGAATGCCCGGAATCCTTATCGTTGAATGGTAAATCGACGCAATGCCATTGATAGGTTATTTCTATTGATGGCATTATGCTCTATCACAGGAGATAACAAGGCGCCCATCTTATGGACCCAGCAGCCACCGAAGTTTTCGGCAGCATTCCGCAGCTAGTTACAATGGGCATCGCCGTTTTCCTGGCAGTGTCATTGGCCATCCAGAAGATCATGGAAGGCCAAAAAAGTGAAAAGACCCACGTATCAATTATCACGGAAGATCGCGACGCATGGCGTGACAGAGCACGTAGATTTCAGGAAGAAAACGACCAGATTCAGGAAAAGCTAAACACCTTGATTGTTGAGCAGTCAGATATGAAAGCGCAGAATGCCGTAATGGCTGAGCAGATCAACAATCTGCGCAAGGAAAATCAGGAACTGCTTAAGCGCCTCGAGCGCTTCATGAGGATTGCCGATGTCAATGACTCCAGAACAGGCTAAATGCACCGCGCATAGCAAGACGCTAATTCTATGGCTGGTGCTGGTGGCTGCCTTATCGACAGGCTTCGGTTACTCGCTAGGTGTCCGCGAAAGCGTGTCAGCCGTGCTCAAGCTCAGCGACCAGCACGCCGAGGAGCGCCTCTCCATGCGTCGTCACTATTCCAAGCTTGTAGGTGAGTGGAAGAAGAAGTATGAAGCTCAAGAGGAAGCCTACAAGAAACTTGCGACCAAGGCGGTATCACAATGACCTATCCTAAAGCTGCTGTAGACAAAGCCTTCTCGCTCCTGCCTTCATCATGGGATAACCGGTTAGCGCGCATCCAGCATGCCGCGATTGGCTTCCAAGAAACCAAATTCAAGGAGCGCCGCCAGCTTATCTCCAAAGGCGGCAAGCTAGTGCCAGAAGGCCCTGCTGCCAGCTATTGGCAGTTTGAGAATGGCAGGCTAGCGGGCATCAATGGTGTGCTAACTCATAGGGCCACCGCCGAGCATGCTAAGAAGGTCTGTGCGTATTGCGGCGTGATTCCTGATCGCATGGCGGTGTGGGAGCGAATGCAGGCCGATGACGTGCTTGGCGCCGCCTTTGCGCGCATGCTCATGTACACAGATCCCGAGCGACTGCCAGCAAATGAGCAAGAGGGTTGGTCGATGTATCTGCGCACTTGGAGGCCTGGTAAGCCGCACCCTGAAACCTGGCCTGCATCTTACTCTAACGCCGTCAGAGCGATTGCGGCGTGAGTAGGTCGCAGCAGGTTGTTCAAGCCACTATTGCGCTGATCGTGACCATTGGCTTCTTCCTGGCGATGTACTGGGCGGTGCACACCACATTCGCCAAGGATGATCCGGGCAACCAGTACATCTTCATTCTGTTGGGCACGCTGTCCACAACCTTCGGCGCCGTCATGCAGTATTACTTCCAAACGGGAGTCAAGAAGGAATGAATAGTACGGTAGTCATCGGTGCGGCTTGCATGGCTATCGGATTCGGCGCGGCTTGGAGCGCGCAGCAATTGCGCTGGGATGCATCCGATGCTCGCAGCGCAAAGGAAAATGCCGAAGCCATTGCGATAAACGTGAATGCAGTAGCGGCCCATTACGAGCAGGCCAGGGCCGAAACCGAGTCATACCGCGCTCAATATCTGGAGCAGAAGAAACATGACCAAGCTGAAATCGATGCTCTGGAGCGGCGCATTGCTGCTGGCCCTGAGCGGCTGTACATCAAAGCCAATTGCCCAGCAGTGCCCGCAACCGGAGCCAATGCCAGCGGAGCTAGAAGCGGAGCCGCAGAACTTGACGCCGCTTCTGCGCGAGCTTATTTCTCCCTCGAAAGGGGCTTAGCTGAGCAGTATGGGTTGTTGCAGCTATGCAGGCAGGAGCTACGGAAAAGAAGCATTAAAAAAGCCCCGTGAGGGGCTTTGTTGTTTAGATGAAAGCGTAGCTTGCAATCAGGCCGATCACGAATATTGCCAAGAGCAACAGCAGATATTTGCCGTGCCAGTCCAGTTCGCGCTCCATGCTCACATAGCCGCTTGGGCTGTCTTCGCGCATCTGGTCGCGGGTTTGTGGAGTTGCTTGGGGTTTGACGAAGTAGAGTGCGCCTTTGCCGTCTTGCATCTTACACCTCGACTTCCTGAATCTTGAATTTAATCTGAGGCTCGTCATCTGCATAAAGCTCTCTCCATTGCTCTGCCAGGGCTGAACATGGATTGCTTAGCCGCTTTTTGCCGGCAGCCTGCTTCGCATCATCCTCATCTGTAAAGCCTACGCATTCGCTCTTGTTTTCATTCCAAACCAAAAATACCTTAGCCATGGTGTTGCCCTCTCTGTTTGTGTGTGCTCACTATAGCGCCGCAACTATAGTGAGTCAACACAAAATATCAATTATTCGAAGAATTCATCCGAAGGCGGCGGTTCGAGGTCGTCTTCCTGCGGCGCTGGCTCAGGCTGAATCGGCTTGATCGCCTCGATCCTTGCGCGCTGACCGGCGGTGATGGGCAGCTTCTTCTCAAGGAAAGCGATCACCTCGGATGCGGTCATCTCGCCGGATTCCAGCTTAGGCGTGGCCCCAGCCAGCTTCTTGGCGAAAGCATCATCAGGCCAGTAAACCACCTCGGCGGGCGCCTGCTGTTCGGCTTGAGGGTAGTATGGCTCTACCGTCTCGATCTTCTTCTTGCCGCGAGTGGCATTGACCGCGATCTTCTTCGTGCCGTCGATGTGGCTAAGGTGACTGGTTCGGATGCCGCCAACCATCTCCCCGCCGAACTTCACGGTTTCGTCGCAGTACAGGACTGCATATCGGCCAACCCACTGCTGTGGGTCGCCACCCCAGCAAGCGCACAGGACTCGCAAAGAAGTCTTGGACGGCTTCCACGGTTGAGGCCATGAATCTATAACGATCACCACTGGCTGCTCGGAATTACCGGCGCGCACGTCAACAATGCGCGCAACCAGAGGGCCACCAAGAATGTCGCAGCCGTTAAGTTGATCGCTGCGAGCCTGAGTTGCTCGTTGCAGCTGCTCTGCTGTCAGGGTCATTGCATCACCTCGTCTTCCAGTTCCATGGCTGCCCAGCTAGTAACGCTGGTAAGCTCCGATTCATCTTCATACCCAGGCCAGACGCCCGATTCCATGCACCGCGCATACGAATCCAGCGCCTCGCGATAGTGCTTACGACCCAAGATAAGCGCCACTTCATCCAGATCGTGCATGACTAGGCCATGCGGTGCCTTCTCCTCCAGCGCGGCAATCGGGAACGACTTGAGCTTTTCGCCTGTCTCCCAAAACCACACGTCGGTGTAGAAGGCCACTTGCATGTAGTAGCCGTAATTGGTGATCGCCTTGACGAACTCTGAGCCGCGAGCGTCTTGGCACTTCTTGAGATCCATGGCCCACATGCCATCGCCCTTGCGGTCAAATCGGCATTTGACTGGCACGCCTGTCACCGGATCTTTGCTGACCACGGATAACTCGTTTCGGCCAGGCATACCCATGATCTTGGCAAAGCGCTTGTTCTGATAGGCACTATCTTGCATGCCGAGGATGCGTTTGTGCTCACTGATGGTCAGCACGCGAGCGCCGCCAACGTCCATCGCCAGGCCTTTGTACTTGGCCGAGCGGCGATCATCCGCATCAGCGATCAGGTAGTGCTCATGGAAGCGCTCAGGCTCCAGAAGCGCCATGTGGATTGCCGAACCAATCTCCTTGGCGCGAGTATCGTGATCCTCGGCCTCCTTGTAGCGGGCGTGCGCAGGGCTGCGGCGCATGTCCTTCAGGAAGGAGTTCGAGGCGGCTTCGATTGCCAGGTATTGGTCAAAGGGTAGGTCGGCGATGATTGGCATTAGAAGCCACCCCCTTCCAGGATACGCGCTAGATCATCGCGCATCTTGGTCAGATCTTTCACCTTGCGCGCAAGGTGCGATTTGCGGTCGCCATAGATGACCTCATCATCCGATGAGAGATAGACGGTGCGTTCGGAAGATTCCCAGCCAGCAATGTCACGCTGATGCGCGACAAACGGGAACTTACCTAGTCGAACCTCAAACAGGTTAACGTGCCCAGCAAAGCCTACGTGCGCGTGGCAGCGACCAGAGGCATTCAGGCGAATGCCTAGCGCCATGATCTCGCATGCCAACTTGATTTCTTTTTCAGTAGCCATCAGATAAACCCCTCTCAATTCGGCGCCATCACTTGGCGCCACAAGTCAAACAATACTCTAGATAATCACTATAGGCAATCACAAACTGATCGAACCCCCAGCAAACAGCCGAGAAACCGCCAGCCTGCGCGTTGTTCAGCAGGAACACGTTTTGCTCCTTGGTCGGGCGCGCCTTCTTGTCGCGCCGCTTTAGCTCGAACATGCCGATGATGCCACGCTGGCCGTCGAGGTCGATCAGGTCTGGGATGCCTGGCTTGGCCCCTAGCGCGGCCATGTGCTTGCGGTGCTGAGGCTTGGCCTGAGACTCGCTAGGGCAGTGGAAAATCCACTGCCAGCGATCAGGATGGTGCTCCTTGAGCCAGGCGGCGCAGGATAGGTGCTCGCCTCGCTCGGAGTTGCCGTTATGGGTGAAGGTAGCGTAGTGGCGGATCATGGCTTTCCATCCCCGCAATGCGGGCACCAGTATGTGCCCATGCCAGGGCAAGACTCATCCTCAATGTAGTTGCTTGGCCAGTCGGTCTCTGGTAAAGGCTGGCTTTCCCCGATGATCGCCCCAGGAATTTTCCAGAAGCACTTGTGCGGACCAACGCCATAAACCGGGAAGCACGGCATACCTTCTGGATCGGTGCAAAATTCGCAGCTCATACCTCAACCTCCCGCTCAATCTCAGCAAACACCCTTCGGCCTATATTCCATTTCCCCTTATCATTCTGCCGAGCCGACATATGCGTCGGCACCGCAAAGATGCTCGACATCTCGACGCACTGATAGGCGCTCAGGTTGCGAGCGAGCTTTTTAGTCGCAGGCGTCAGGCAATGTTCCTTAATAATCTCGTTATAAAACAATCGCTTATTAAGCTGCACATTCTTGCCGCCAGCCGGATAGAAAAACTTTTTTGGCTTGGCGCCATCCGCAAGCAGCCACTCAAATACAAGCAGGCCATTGTCGCCAGCAGTAACCTTCTGCTCGATCACCCGCATCAACTCGGCATCCGAATAGTGCTTATTCGTCAGAACCTCGTTCGGGTCGATCAACTGCCTTCCGCACGCAACATTGCGGCACTGCCTAGCCACGATGTCATTCTTCTCGCCGCAATCAGGACACGTCTTGAACTTGTAGAAGTGATCGCACCGGATGCCATTACGATCACGCCCAATGCAGCGCCTGGCGTGGATAGAGTTTTCGGCATTGCATAGCGGGCAATACTGTACCTCGTGGCGCTCACGAGCCTTGTCTAGCTCTGCTTGCTCAAGAATTGGGTTCTCATACAGCGAGCCAAGGCGATCCATTACGCCTGCATAGTCCATGATCAGTGCGTCTGGCTTGTCGCTGGCGGCAATGATCTCCTTGCGCTCATCAGCGCTAAGTAAGTCGCGCGCAACCATGTCCGGTTCATCATCACCGAACAGCAAGCGCAGCACTCGGCCAATTGCCTGAGTGAGCAGGGTGAGCGTGCCAATCGGGCGCAGGAATACCAGTGTATCCCACCAAGGAACGTTGACGCCCGTTGTCAGCACGCCAACGTTTACGGTGAACTTGATGGATCCAGTCTTCGCAGCCTTGAGTATTCGCGTCTGATCCTTCTGGCTGGTCTTGTCGATGATCAGGCCAATGGACGCTGGATCAACACCAAGCCGCTCAAGCATCTTCACAGTGTCTCTCGCGTGGCGCTGAGTGGCGCAGAAAATCAGCACGCCCTTGCGATCCTTGGATACCTGAATAACCTCGCCCAAGATGTTCGCAAGCTTCTGCTCGGATTCGGTGAGCTTGTTCAGCTCGAATTCGTTGTCCGTGTCCCAGCTTGTGGATGAGAAGTCGTAGCCATCGACATGCGGCACGCCAAAGCGCGGCGGAACTACCCAGCCCTGGTCAACCATGAACTCGGTACTGATCTGGCCGTCACCAATGCCGCCATCGGGGTACATCGGATCATTGGCGCTGATCTGCGCAAAACCAGACCAGAACGGGCCAATGATCGACTCGACACCACGGAAAGGCGAGCCAGTCATACCGACGACGCGCATGTGCGCTTTCTGCCGGTAGAAGTGCATGAAAACCTTCATGTACTGCGATTCAGGGTCATCCCATGGGATCTGGTGGCATTCGTCCGGCACGATCAAGTCGGGGTGGAACTTGTCCAGGCTAGCCCGGTAATCGGGGTGCGCTGCCCACTCCTCCTCTGTGAAGCCAGAGAATTTAGGGTCATCGAGGGCGCGGGCGATAGTTCCTATCGTGGCGTAGATAACGTCAAAATAGGTTGACTTCTTGCCGCCGAATGCAGATGCGGAATACACGGAGCGCTGCATACCAAGCGCGCCAGCGGCCTCATAGTTCTGCTCGCACAGGATGCCCTGGACTTGCAGCACAAGAACCTGTACGCGGTTGCCTCGCACCTGGCCAGCCTCATGCACAGCTTTCGCCAGGTGCGCAATCATGAACGACTTGCCGGACGACACCGAGGCGTTCACCACCAGCGGCGGGTGGATCTTCATGCCCTCGAATTCGATAGATGCCTTCTTGCGGATGTGCTTGATGGCAGCGGCTACCGACGGGCGCTGGAAGCTTAGTTGAGACATAGGTTTAACCCCTCAAACCCGATGTAGAGCGCGGTCAATGTGAGCGCGTGGGAGTAAAGTGCCCACAGGAGCGGGCGCAAAACTAGATCAAGCATTGGTCAGCATATCCATCTGCCCATCATCCACCACTTCGCTAGGCTCATCATCACGCGGGATGTCAGCAATAGCCATTAGCAACTCAGCGAGAATGCCAGAATCCACCTCCTCAACCGGTTTACAATCACCCATGATGATCTTCGGTGCATCATCACCCAGGCTGGTGAATACAGCCCGAGCAGCCGCCACCAAATTGCTCGGCCATTCGCGCTTGGCCTTGACTGGCTTTGGTGCTTTAGGCTTAGCAACCGCTGCCGTCACCTTGGCTTTACCTTGCTCAGCGGCAACCTGTGCACGACGCTCAATCTCTTCGCCAGCCTCCTCGCGGTGCTGGCGAACGATGTGAACGGCCTCGGTTGCACTTACCACGCCAGCCTTGACGGCCTCATGCACCTTTTCGCCGCCATCAGCAAGCAATAGCATCTGATCAACGTGGCCGCGAGACTTGCCGACCATGGCTGAGATTTCTGCATTGCTCAGGCCTTCTGCGCGCAGATCGCTGTAGACCTTGGCATAACCGAGCGGTGCAAGGGCGAGCTGGCTATTGCTGGTGACGATGCGCGCCTTGCGCTCAGCAGCGGTGCCAGTGAACAGCAACGCGTTGACGTACTCAAGCGGCTCGCCTGGCTTAACCTCGTAGCCCTCCAAAGCAAGCTCACGGTAGCATGCTGTGCGGCAGTGACCCTCGACCAACTCAGTAGCGCCAGTCTCAGGGTTCACCCAAACCTCAATCGGAGGCAGCTTGCCGCCATTGCGAACGAAAGCCTTCATGCCGTCGATGTGAGCGCGAAGCTCGGCAGGATCATTGAATCGGCGGCTGTCGTTGAAACCCTCGACCACAACGAGATTTTCGATTGCTACGCGGAACAGGTCGACGCGCTTTACGGTTTTGTCGCCTACCAGCTTGGTCATGGTGTAGCTCATTCGTTGAATTCCTTGTAAGAGCCGTCTGTGTTGAGATTGCAAACGTTGCTGCCTAGGCGATGCGGATAGTGCCGGCAATCGCGATGGCAGGTGATTGTCTTGCCTTTGCCTGCCATTCGGTAGGCATCGACTGTAAATCCGCGATAGCCGCAAACGCGGCACTTCGGCAGGATTTTGTATTGGTCAGGGTGTCTCGGTAGCGCCCGCCGTGCGCGGCAGTGCTGGCAGCGGGTGTGGGTTTTCATTCTGATGGCGGGGCAGGGAGTGGCTGCCAGTGGGTTACTTCGATCCATGCAAGGCGGCCATCAGTTTCCTCCCAGCGCGGCTTGCGCCCCTTTTCAGTTTTGGCCGTCGCGTGCTGGGCATACCGCATTTCTCGAACAGTACGTCCGTCCGAAGCAAGCCATCGGTTATTCTCCCGCCATGTCTCAGGCAAAGGCGGAAGTTGATCTTTAACACTGATCCATTCACTCATCTCAATCCCCTCTCTTTCTATTGATTAAATCCAGCCTATAGGGCACACTATACGCATTCAGATAGCAACTATCAAGGGGCAAAATGTGAATCGAACGGTGATGCAGGAAAAATTGAGCGCCACGCCCGAGGGTAAGGCGCTGCTCAAGGTGATCAACGCGGCAGGCGGGCCAAAGGAGCTGGCTGCTGAGTTGGAGGTTAGCTCTCAGGTTGTGGATAACTGGATCTACCTGTCTGGCCGAGTAAGCAAGGGTGGCGCGCTGGCCATTGAGACCGCGTTTGAAGGCGTGCGCAAAGAAGACCTGCGCCCCGACGTGACGAACTGGGATCTGGCTAAGGGTCCACGCGATCTGATGGCCAGCCTGGAAAGCACCCCTCGAGGTCAAGGTCTGCTGCTGGCGCTATCCAAGCTGAACAACTCGCGCAAGGCGCTTGCTGGCAAGCTGGGTGTCAGCCGCCCGTCGCTGGTCAACAACTGGATGGCTCGCGGGTATCTGCCTAAGCGGCATGTGCAAACGCTGCTGGCGCTTCCTGAGTTCGAGGGGGTTACTGCTGAGATGATTCGGCCTGATTTGCATGAGATGGATTATTGAAATGTGGGAGTCAGCGGAGTTCGCGCTTGCAGTAATAGGTGGAATAGCTACGGGGGCAATTTTTCTGAATCTGATCTACTTGCTATTCGGTGCAGATTGAAATATGACCAACAAAATCCCCCAATCCGACATAAACCGCGCCAACTACGACATTCTTGCTGTGGTTGAGTCGCGCATGGAGGTAAAAAAGGCTGGCAAGAACTACGTCGGCCTTTGCCCGTTCCACAAGGAGAAGACGCCAAGCTTCAACGTGGTGATCGACAAGAACTTCTGTTACTGCCAGGGCTGCGGCGCTGGCGGTGATGCTGTTCAGTTCATCATGCAATATGACGGCATCAGCTTTCCGGCTGCGGTGGCCTCGATCAATGGCGACCTGCCAAGCACTGTTACCGCTGAGCGCGTAACAGCATCACTAAAGGCTGACCGCTCCGTCAAGCCATCCAACCACCGCGAAGATGCGGCCAAATCCAAATCAATCCTCGACCGCTGCACGACTACCGATAACCACATGTATTTGCTATCTCGCAACACCGCACCATTCACCAAGGCGCTGAATTTCAAGGGCGCGCTAGCCGTAGAGTTATTCAACCTGGCGGGCGAGCTGGTCAACATCGCAGCATTGCGCGGCGACTCAATCAGCTACGCCGCTGGCGGGCTCTCCTATGGGGCTGTAGCGGTTCTCGAACCTGCACATGAGCCAGATGGCGCAACCGTGCTTTGCGTTGATTACGCGGAAGCCTGGCGCCTCTGGTGGCTAATGAAGGGAAAAACCAAGATCATCTGCGCGATGGAGTTCGAGAATGCCAAGTGGATTGCCGACAAACAGCGCGTTCGATTCACCCATGTTGGCTGCTCAGCAGAGTATGAGCAGCATTTTTACGACTACGGCCACGATGTTATCTTGATTCCCGATCCGTACACTGCTAAGGTTGCTTCGTAGCCCAAGCAACCCCCTCTCTGCTTGTGTTGCCCCAGGCCCGCTTATGCGGGCTTTTTAATGCCTGTAACTTATAGGAACTTATAATGACTGATGTATTCGATTTGCTCGATAACCCCGAGGACGCCGAGATTTTTCGGCAGAAATCTGCGCTGTATCTACGCATAGTGGTTGCGCATCGGGGTAGTGGTGAAACCCAGGTTGCGCTTTCGGCGCGTCTAAGGGTTGCTCCAACCAGGGTGAGCACCTTACTGCGCGGGCATCTGGATTTGTTCTCGCTAGAGATGCTGCAACGCTTCTGCATCCGCATGGGCTTGTCGCATATCTAGGCAATAAAAAGCCCGCTCACTGGCGGGCCTGTTGGCTCATTGCGATCTGCCTTGCTCTTGCTAGCACATAGCATATCTTCCGCGTGCTGCATTCATACCGAGCGGCCAGGAATTCTATGGTGTAGCCCTCGCCTTTCTCTCGTGCTATGCGAAGGCAAACCTCATCGCTGAACCTGTTACGAGTGCCACCCTTGCGGATGGTGACGCCCATCTTTCGCAGACGCTTAACGACGCTGCTGGCGGCCAAGCCATAGACCCTGCCTATCTCTACCGACCCCTTCCCGTCGCGCTCGTACATCGCACGCATGCGCTCCATTTGCTCGGCAGTGAAGTTTACGGCGTTAGGGTGCGAGAACATCTTGACAATCTCCATCACGCAGCCTCCATGTCACGATCATTCCAGCCAGCAAGCCACCAGGCCGAGTCGCAGGTATGAGCCGGATATGGGCATGAGTGTTTAGGCCTATTTCTGGTGCGGGCAATCGAGCCCTTATTGTATGGGTCCGGATTATTTTGCTCGGCAAGATCCGCTCGCCTAGCGATCAGGCCACGCCAACTGTGCTCAGTTCCACCAAGCTCAACGGCAATCTGCTTCCAAGTCAAGCCTTGCTCCCTGAGCATCGCGCCTTGCTTGATTATTTCGTCTGGATATGTGGTCTTGCTCATTGCTGCATCCTCTCTGCTGTGTGAAACCTGATTCTATGATAGAAACTATAGCGCTTCAATGGCATCCATTAAAAAGCCAGCGGCTAGGCTGGCTTGGGGTTCAGTCTGGGTAGCATTCCGGCTCAGGGTCAGGCTCCTCTGGTTGGCAATGCTCACAGCGCCGATTCTTCCATGTATCCAGGCATGTGATTAGGCCAAACCCATCGCAGAACTCGCAATCGCTCACAGATAGCGGCTCGGCAGGATGATCTCCCACATAGGGATAATTACTTTTCACGATTACACCTCGCATGATCATCACAAAGCAGCTTTGCCTCATCAAGCGACTCCATGGGCATTTCCAGGAACTCTTTACCGAATGCTGGTCGGTACATCACCCTTTCGCCAACTTTGAATCTGGCGATCTTGTAGCCGAGGTCACCGGTGAGATGGTGGGGTGAGGATCGTTTCCATTGCATTGGGATTCCTCTTTCTCGTTCAGCCTGTAAAGGGTATCCGCGTAACGGCATAGATACCGGAATCTTGCCGCGTCACGACGAAAAGACTCCAGGTCGGCAATCAACTGTTTCATATGGCCAGCCTGTATAACCATTAAAAGCGTGTCGCACGTGCTTGACACCCTTTCTGATTCTTGCTTGAGGTATTTTAGGTCGTATTGCTTGGGGTTAGTTACTAGGTCGTGGGTTGTCATACAGAAAAATCCTCATTCCTCGCCACTTTCTCAAGAGCTTTGTTGGCATCAGTAGCCATGACTCCATCGCAATATCCCAGATCCCTCTTTTGAGTCTTTCCACAGTTAATGCAGCGCCTGAACTGTATTTTGTGGTTATTGTAAGATGGCACTAGCTCACTCCATTCTCTCCACCTATGCCAGCAAATCATGGCGCCACCTTCAGGGCTTGGGCCTCGATGGCTTTTCGGCATTCGTCAATGGCTTCGTCGTAGTGCTCGGCCTCTGGACGAACAAACGCGCCTTCGCTGGTATTGTGCGCGCTTATCTTGGGCGGCAGCTCCACCAACACGGCGTCGCGGGAGGCTTGCCAGGCAAACTGAAAGAGGCCCCATGCATACTGTGTGTCCTCGTCTTCATAACCATGGTTTCCGTCGCCACCCCAGACACAGTCCATTACATAGCCCTCTGAATCAGCCCACGCCTCGAACTGCTCGCGCATCTTGTTGGTGTCCATCAGTGCTGCTCCTTAACTGAAAATGAATTTTATGCCAAGCGCAGAGAGAGCAAGCGCCAACATGCACATTAAGGTTACGCCTACATATAGAAGCCCCAACAAGAGCGATTCCGGCAAGCCGTCTTCACGAAAGCCTTTAACGAGACCAATAACCATGGCCAGCAAAAGAATACCGATGACGACCTTGCCGGCAAGCAATTCACTGCTAGTCAGTGGCTCGCTTGGCTCGGGATAAAGCACCTGCATGCAGCTAGAGTAATCCTGCTTTTGCTCAACCGAAGCAACCCTAGGGTCGTAGGATGCGTCCAGAGCCTTGCAAGCATATATGCGAGCTTCTCTAGCCTGGTTCGCTGCAATTGCAGCAGCTGATGACGCAGTTGCACTGGATGTAATTGCTACCGTTGTCGCCACATTCATAACCACCCCTCCAACCTCTTAACCGCAAGCGCCAATCGCTCGCTGTCCTCTCGAGACAGAACTATAGCATTCTCTATAGCTACTCTGCCAGCCTCCCATACGCACCACTCGAAAGCGATTTTCTTCGACCGCTTATGGTGATACTCAAGTTCAAATCTGCGCTCGCCATCCGAGATAATCATTATCCCGTCGATCACCGACCCAAACATCCATCGACCACCAATGGCCACCATAAACCCGTTGCGCAGCGCATCGATCCTGAACCATCTAACTCGACCATCCTCGGGAGGCATGGCGACCCTTGCGCCACACCATATCCTGATGGCCTCCGTGAGCCTCACACAACCTCCAGCGTGCCTTGCGCGTTAATTACAAGCTGGCCCTGTTCAACCATGCGCTCAATGCGCTTTTTGGCTGCTGCGTAGCCGTTCTTGCCCATCGCGCTAAACGGCTTGCGATATCTGACCTTTTGCAGCAAAGCCCGCACACCAATCTTGGATGATGAGAGGCATTCGATCACCGCCTGTTCTTCTGCATCAGTACCTGAATCGCCAGAGTCGCGAATCAGTTGCTGCTGGTGCTCTGACATGATCTCCACCAGTTCCATAGCTGCAAAAAGCAGCTTGTCAGGGATTACCTCGGATACCTTGGAGCCATTCCCGATGCATTCGTAAACGTGAAGCACGGCGGCAATCTTGAGAACGTGAGCTTCAAACTTCCCAAGCCATGACAGCATCACCATGTCGCCGCTATTGCTCAGCTCAAGCAGTCTAGGCTCCATTGCTCGACGGTATTCCTTGATGGCGTCATAGCCGCCCGTCGTTGCGCGAAGCTGATCAAGATTGTGCGGATCAAGCACCTTGCGCGTCTCTGGACTGGCATTCGAGCTGTGCAATACCTTTTGCGAGTACATCGATACGCAGGTGGCAACCGCCCGGTCGTAAGCCTTCTCGATCTCGAAATCAATAGGCTGCTCATCGAAGGTTCGCGAACCAAGGTAGCTTGGCTCCGACACAAAGAAAAACCGCTCAGCCATACCGGAGCCATCAGACTCCTTAAGGATGCGAGATGCCGCGCCATACTGCGCGATGATCGACACGGTGCCGTTAGCGATTCCGCTGAACGCCTGGCGACCACTTCGCATGCCAGCAACTCGCTCGCCGCCGTAACCCTTCAAAACAAGCTCGTTAGTGCTGGCAAAGGATGAAGCACTTGGGAAAAGCGACGTGAGAATAGACTTCTCATCCGAGGCGATGACAAAACGCCCCTCGGACAGTCCAGACATATGCTTGTCCATAGACGCCGTTGTCGCATCAGTGGTCGAAACAAATCCAGGTCGCAACCAGCTATACAATTCTGGATCACCCTCTTTAGCTTCTCGCAACTTGCCAAACACGACAGAGTTGTGCTGGCTCATGCGCTCCAGATAAGTGTCAAGCGCATATCCCAAGATGCGACTTTTTTGGGTGGATGGAGGCTGCTCAACAATGACGTACATGCCAATCGGGATCGACTTCTTGAACCGATACTGCACAGCAAAGTTGCAAGCCGCTGCTGCACTAGCGCAACCAAGGAAAGACATAAAACAACTTGCCTCGGGGAATTCCAGCGACTGAGCAACTTCGATTGCATACCGACCAATTACCGTGTCCCTGAGCGAATCAGGCAGGCTAATAAACTGATCGACAAATTCCACGCTTGGCAGAGATTCTGGTTTCTTGGCGTACTTGGGCTTTGGCGCCTTAGGTGCCGTAGCGCGATTAACCACAACTGGCTTTGCATCAACCAGATCGACCGATGCCAGGTGGTCATAATAGTTGCTATCGTGCCGAGGTTCTTCGCTGAACAGGTGTACCTCAAAATCCTCCTCAACCGGCATAACGTCTGCGTAAATGTCCAGCGGTACTTCTTCGTATTGTGGCGGAGCGTCCAGCGCCCTCTCATGCTCGCTCATATCACTTGACCCTGATCAGATAGTAACGGCCTTCATAGGCTCTGCGTGACAGCTTGAATCCGGTTCTTGTTCTAACGCCATACGAGTGAGCGGCATTCTGGGTCCGCTCAGCTTCCTCAATTGTGTCAACGACAATCCAGTCATCCACCTCCATTTTTGCAAAGGGGTATCGGCTTTCCGATGGCTTAGGGATGAAGGGCAGAGGCCCTTTGTTTACCTGCATTTGAGAGTCCTGAGTGGTGTGTGATGGAAAAATAGTAGGCTATAGGCGCTTTAAGGTCAACACCAGGTGTGTGCGGTTTGCTTGGTTTGAGGGTTTGAGTGCTATGAGTGTGATGAGGGCTTTGCAAATTGACGAAAATCACTAGATATAGAGCAAATTTTCCCCTCAATTCTGCACACTGAGGGGTGACTTCCCCTCAGGTCTAGCCAGCGTATTTACTGGGCTAGAGGCCAACTGTGCTAGTTGAGGGGTAAATCGCCGTGCGCGCCCATTTTCGCAATTGTTAACAAGCACTCTCATTTGCGAATGATTGATGTTAAAAGTGGAAATGGGGTGTTTTTTTTAAATTACCCCTCAACTAGCACAGTAACCCTCCAGGCCACGTATTCCGTGGCCTAGACCTGAGGGAAAACTTCCCCTCAGCCACCCCTCAGCTAGCACACAATTTTTGTGTGGTTATTTTTTTCCTTTGATTCTCTATAGGGATTCACTTGCTTGGGTTTTGGGGTGATGCTAAACTCAGGGCACACTAAACAAACCGCGCTCAGAGGGAACGCAAAATGGCCTGGAAGAAAAACTACTCCACCGTTCGCAACGCAAGCTGGATCTGGTATCTGCTGGCGGCGCTTTGCTTCATCCAGGCTTTGACCTCGGTGCATGAGAATGGCGGGCAGTTCGGGCCTGCGTTCTTCATGTGGGTGGCTGGATGCGCTGGGCTTTGCTTTTCTGCTGGGCGTGCCAAGCGTAAGGCTGCGGCTAAGGTTGGTGCTTAACCATGACCGCTGGCAGACCAACAATCTTCAATGATGAACTCGCAGCAAGTATCTGCGGGCTTATTTCTTGCGGTGAATCGCTTCGCGCTATTTGCCGCATGCAAGGTATGCCAGCAATTGGAACTGTTATGCGATGGGTTTCCGAGAATGAAAAATTTAGGGAACAATATCGTGAAGCCAAGTCCCAATCGCAGGATGCGGTAGTTGAACAAATATTCACTATCTTGGATGAAGAGCCATCCAAAAACCCAACTACCGGCGCTATAGATACTGGTTATGTTGCGTGGGCAAAAAACCGAGCTGATGCGCGCAAGTGGTATTTGGGAAAGATCGCACCCAAGAAGTACGGCGAACGCATCAGCCAGGATATCGACGCAACTGTCCGCGTAACAGATAGTGGCAAAGATGAATGGTAGACCTCGCACTATTCCGCAAACACGTTAAAGAAAAGTCTCCCGCCTTTGTTCCATTGTTCCAGAATCAAAGTCGTTACCAAGTTGCATGGGGCGGAGCTGGTTCTGGAAAGTCTCACATAGTTGCCCGAAAGATTCTGTATCGGCTACTAAAAGAATCTCACGTCAAGCACAATTTTCTAATCATCCGCAAAGTTGACCGGACTATTAAACGTTCGGTTTTTACGTTGATGCGCAACCTGATTAGCCGCTGGAAGCTCACCAGCGAGTTCGACGTCAACCTGACCGACAAAACCATCATCTACCGCCCGACTGGCTCGCAGATCATGTTCAGCGGCCTGGATGACGTGGAAAAGCTCAAGTCGATTGAGGGCGTGACCTCGATCTGGTGCGAGGAAGCCACCGAGCTTACGCAGGAGGATTTCGAACAGCTTGACCTCCGTCTGCGCGGCGACCACGGCTGCCTCAAGCAAATCATCCTCACGCTCAACCCGATCAGCGAGCAGCACTGGATCAAGAAGATCTTCTTTGACAGCCCCATGCAGGGCGTCTTTACGCTCCACACTACGTACCTCGACAACGCCTTCATCGACGACGAGTACAAGATGGTGATGGAGAACAAGAAGGTCACGAATCCGCGCTATTACAACATCTACGCGCTTGGTAACTGGGGCACGGCTGAGGGCTTGGTGTTTACCCGCGTTGAACAGCGCGTGATTCGCCAGGATGAGATTGAGGGGCTTGATTGCGTACAAGGCCTGGACTTCGGCTACACGAACGATCCTACTGCGTTCAGCCTGTCCTATGTGGACATGAAGAATAAGCGCCTGTACGTGTACGACGGCTTCTACGAGAAGGGCATGAGCAACGCCGAGATTGCCGAGCAGATCAAGGCGATGGGTGCGCATCGACATAAGACGACCGCCGATAGCTCGGAACCTAAGTCCATCGACTACATCAAGGGGAAGGGCATCAATGTCGTGGGTGCGCTCAAGGGCAAAGACTCGATCAGCGCAGGTATCGACTTCCTGAGCGAGTTTGAAATCATCGTCAACGCGCATCTGGTAGAATTCATGACGGAGTTCAATAACTACAGCTGGGCGCTCGACAAAGCCACTGGCAAGCCGACCAACAAGCCAGTTGACGACTTCAACCACTTCATCGACTCTCTACGGTATGCGATGGAGCATCTCATGAGCCGCAAGCGCGGTTTCTTCGGATAGCAATTATATGGGGTTCATGGGAATCCCCATCTACCTACAGGAGCACGCCACATGGGCTGGTGGAGCAAACGAGAAAAACCGGCCGAAGTGGCTGAGCAAGACAATGAACATCCGCTTGGGCCTATTGCCAAGAAGAAGGCGCAGGAGGCCGAGGAAAAGCTAAAGCAAGCGATTGCACAGGCTATGAATCCTCCTCACCCCAAAGGCGCCGCCGCGATGGATGACGCTGTTGGTGAGCGCTACCCGATCAAGCATCCCCTGGCTGGCGTGCCTGATGCGGTGGCTGGCTGGTTCGTAAGCCAGACGTTCATCGGCTATCAGTTCTGTGCGCTGCTGGCACAACACTGGCTCGTTGACAAGGCATGCTCCATGCCCGCCAAGGACGCCGTTCGCCAGGGCTATGAGGTTGACGTAGAAATTGATGAAGAAAGCGACGATGAGGAGGCCGACAAGAAAATTGCACACAAGGCCATCAAGCGGCTCAAGGTTGTTGATCGCGACATGGACATCAAGTCGGTCATGCAGGAATATCTGCACTTCGGGCGCATCTATGGCATTCGGGTTGCGCTGTTCGTGGTTGAATCAACCGATCCTGATTACTACAAGAAGCCATTCAACATCGACGGCGTGAAGCCCGGATCGTATCGCGGCATCAGCCAGGTTGACCCACAGTGGTGCATCCCGGATCTGTCGGACGCCAACCTGACTGATCCAGCAAGCATGAAGTTCTACGAGCCGAGTTTCTACACCATCGGCACGCTTGTTGTGCATCGCTCGCACCTGAGCATCTACGTGCCATTCCCGGTTACTGACTTCCTCAAGCCTGGTTATCAGTTTGGTGGCGTATCGGTTCCTCAGAGGATCTATGAGCGCGTGTATGCGTCTGAGCGGACTGCGAACGAGGCGCCGATCCTGACCATGACAAAGCGCATGCTTACGCTTAGCTTGCCTGAGCAGGCCTTTGCGAGCGAGGAGGCGCTAAAAGCCCAGCTCGAGCAGTGGACTGTCATGCGCGATAACCACGGCATTCGCGTCGGCGGGCTTGAGGAGAAGATTCAGCAACTTGACACCAGCCTTTCCGACCTCGATGCGGTGATCATGACCCAGTACCAACTGGTATCTGCTATCGCCGAGGTGCCGTCCACCAAGCTGCTCGGTACTAGCCCGAAAGGCTTCGGCGCATCCGGCGAGTACGAGGAGGCCAGCTATCGCGAATTCCTCGAGGGCCTGCAAGCCAAGCTGGACTTCATGCTGCGTCGCCATCATCAGCTTGCAATGAAGTCTATCGTTGCGCCTGAGCTGGGTATTGACCCGCTCGAGGTGGATCATCAGTGGCAGAGCCTGGATAGCCCGACTGCCAAAGAGTGGGTAGAAATCGGCCTCATCAAAGCGCAGGCAGACCAGATCTACGCAACCATCCAGGCCATCGATCCCGACGACATTCGGCGCAAGATCCAGAACGACAAGGAATCGGATTACTTCGGGATGCCTGATCGGGAGGATGATGACTTGGGGCTGGAGGATGAGATTGATCCTTTGACTGGCGAGCCTATTGACCCCGCCAGCCCTATTGTGTAACTATTGAGCCTCAATCAATGAGAGGGGTTTGTCATGAATAACGGATACACTGGCGGGCCGGCTTTCCCGGTAAACACAGACATTCTCAGCCTTCCTGATCCAAAGGCTGTTATGGGTATGACGCTTCGGGATTATTTTGCGGCTAAGGCTATGGCTGCCATCATCATGAATCCAGAGACTCAACGTGAACTGATTGGCATGGATCGAGATCAGGGCATGTTAGTTATCTCAAAGGTCGCATATATGCAAGCCGACGCCATGCTGCGGGAGCGTGCGAAATGATCCTTGCTACCAGAACGGGAACGCTGACAGCGATCAAGGTCATCCGAGAGACGAAGCGCGGGTATGTATACAACGATCTTTCGATGAATGGCCTAGCCAAGACTAAAGAGCGAAGACTGAGCAAGGCGGATCTTAGTCGGAAGATATTTGCTAGCACCGATGATGCTCTTGATTGGATGGTGGAGGTAGCGAAATGAGCAGACATACTCCCGAGTCAATCATTCGTTGCGCCGCTCTTGAGGTCGGACCTGGCAGCGAAGATCCAGATTTCATTGGCCTCAGTAGGGTCATGCGCGCCGCCCCTGATCTGCTTAAGGCGCTGGAGATGATGGTTTTCGCATCTGTCGTGCATGGCTATGAGGCAGATTCTTCGGTTCCAATTGCTCGAGCCGCCATCGCCAAAGCCCGAGGTGAGAAATGAACTACTATCGCATGAGTCATTCGAACCAAATGTCGGCGCACCTTCATGCTGATAAGCTTCGCCGAGAGGGCGCCCTTGACGTGCGCATTACTGAGATGCGTGATGGCTGGGATGTCGTATGGAGGCAAGCATGAGCAAGCCAGATTGGAAGGATGCGCCGGAGTGGGCGAATTTCTTGGCGCAGGATGAATGCGGATCTTGGTACTGGTTCGAGCATGAGCCGATCAAGATGCATGATCGCTTCGAGATTGACTACTCGGGCGGCAATCAACGTAGCAGGGCGACAAAGGCTAGCCGCTACCGCAATTGGGGTGAGTCAATGGAGCGCCGCCCATGAAGATCAAGACTAGCGAGCTGAGCGGGGTGGCGTTGGATTGGGCTGTGGCGCAGGTGCTGGCATCAGAAGGCCAAATCACAGTAGATCCTAATGATTATTTAACCGGGCTGCCTTACATGACATTTGATTGTCGCGGTCCATGGATGTGGGGATGCGGCCAGCAAGAAATTGGCACGCTCAATCGCGAAACTGGAAAGCCGTGGGTGTTTCATGGTGCAGGCGGGGAATACAAGCCATCCACCGACTGGAGCCAGGGCGGGCCGCTTATTGAGCGTTTCGCGCTTGAGCTTATTCGCCACAGCGAGGACAAGTGGTGCGCAGTTAAAGAGTGGACGATTGATGTTGACTGCAACTATCCACTTGGCGAGACGATGCTCATCGCCGCTTGTCGCGCCATCGTAGCCGCCAAGCTAGGCGATGAGGTTGATGTGCCGGAGGGGTTGGTATGAAGTGGCGTAATATTATTCGCTGCAAGCGCTGCGATGCAGTTTCAGACACGCCTCATCGGCTTGGCCTCTTAATGGCGGAAGATCTTAATTTAGCTGGAGGAAGATTCCTTCTCTGCCGGTCATGCGGGTGCATGCACGGATGGTACGATAGCATCGAGGCTTGGATTTCTGAGGCTGTCTGGTGGAATCCGTTAACCTGGGGTAAAGGTCATTGGCTAAAAAAATCCGCCTAACCAAAAAACGCCAAGCCTGGGCCGAGCCTAGACAGGCGACTCTCAAGGGGTCGAAGCTGACCCCTTATTCTGGCGCTGCTGCTGCGAAGTACGATGCTCGCCTGCAAAGGCTCGTAGTTGCTATGCGCAAGGAGTACAACCGGGAGATTCGCAGGCTATTCAAGACGCACGCGGACGAGGAATCGGCGCTTGCGATGGATGCCAGCTTGGCCAGTCAGGCGCGAATCCTGTTTAACTTCCTGGGCGCCAAATGGGCAAAGCTGTTCGCCTCCCGAGCAGCAGGAATTACCGAACACATGATTGACGGCGCCTCCATGGCATCCAAGCGCAACCTGGGCGAATCCCTCAAGCAGATCAGCGGTGGAATAACTATCAAGGTGCCTGAGATGCCTGCTGCGTTGCAGGAGCAGATCACGGCGGCTACTGCTGAGAATGTAGGATTGATAAAATCTATCCAGCAGCAATATAACGAAAGAATTTCTCAATTGGTGCTGAGGTCTGCTGCTACTGGCGGGCGTGGTGCTGCTGAGATTTTCGAGGGCATCCGGCATTACGATGGACTGACCGAAAAGCGGGCCAAACTCATCGCCGTAGACCAGACGCGCAAGATCACGGCGGCTATGAACGTTGAGCGCGCCAAGTCGGTCGGCATGAAGCGCTTTGAGTGGGTGCACTCTGGTGGGGGTGCAGATCCTCGTAAGCTGCATCTGCGCTATGATGGGCAGGTGTTCGATTATGACAATCCACCCGTGATTGATGAGCGAACCGGGGAGCGTGGGTTTCCTGGCCAGCTGATTAACTGCCGGTGCGTGATGGTGCCGGTTCTTGAATTGGGTGATGCGGAGGATGTGCAATAGGGGTTGACGCGCAATAGTGATTATGTGATTATGCTCTGGCAGATGAATGCGCAGGCTGATGCGCGTACTCCGAATGGTGAAGGGTTTTCTCCTATCCCCTGAGGCACCCGACGGAGAATTGCGAATGCCGGAGATCAGCACCGGCCATCTGCCCTGTTGAGGAATGCAGGGATTGTCTAGACCCGAAGTAAGGCAGGGTTATTCCTCGGCTTTACACAGGAAGCCCCAACCCTTAACCGGCGCGGGGCTTTTTCATGCCTGTCTGATATCCTTCCGGCAAATCAAACCGGAGGAAATACCATGTCTACACTGCCACCTGTAAGCGTCGTGGCTACTGACTGGACGCTTGTTTACGATGCCACCGTGAGCGGTGATTTTGTCGGATCTATGTCTACTCCTAGCTCGGCTGGAGGCGCCGCGATCATTGCCAACGAAAAGCCGAAAGCGAGCCTGTTCGGCACGCAGTTCTCTAGCAGGCTGGATGTTGCTGCGTATGCGGCTAGCGGCGACAAGATCTACGCCAGGACTCGGCCAGGGAACGGGATGATTGTGCTTGATAGCAACCTTGGTGCTGGGGCATCAAAGGCTGCCGCTGCTGGGCAGAAAGGCGACAAGGGCGATCCCGGAATTAAGGGCGACCAGGGCGCGAAGGGCGATACTGGAGCAGCTGGTGCTCAAGGTATACCCGGCGAGCCAGGCGCAAAAGGTGACAAGGGAGAAAAGGGTGATACTGGCGCAAAAGGCGCGACGGGCCCTAAAGGCGATACCGGGGAGACCGGGCCAAAAGGCGACATTGGACCATCAGGCATCAGCAAGCGCATCGAAACCTACACCGCCAACACCGACGCGAACGGCCTTGTAACCGTAACCTACGCAACTCCATTCGCAGCTATCCCAAACGTGCAGCCAGGTCCACCACCGAGTGCTGATATGGCCTGGATTCTGGTCAGTAGCACGGCTAACGGGTTCAGCGTTCGATTGGTACAGCGAGCCGTTCTAACAGTGCTTTCTGTTCAGGTCCTGGCTGGCTTGGTGACCAACGTAGCTAACTCTCCCGCAAGGATTCTTGTCGTCGAGTCTTGACAATAGCAACTATCAAGACCACTATTAGGGCTCACATACAGAGAGGGGTTTCACCATGAACACACAGAAGCACGTTTTCTACGGCGCAGAAGGTCGCTACGTTGCCGAGGCAGATTTCGACCGCGTAACCGCCGAGCGCGACGCCCTCCAGCAGTTGCTGAATGCGCGGGATGATGAGGTCTGCCAGCAAGAAAATATCCGCGCCAATCTTCTCAAGGCCCTGGAGATGGTTGCTGGGCTTTACAGTTATGAGTCCTCATCCGGAGAGAATTCCATGAAGCTATACGACGCAAGGTCAATCGCCTTGCTTGCTATTGCCGAGGCAAAAGGAGAGCAGCAATGAGCAATAACGATATGGTGATGGTGCCGCGTGAGTTGCTGGAGCAGGTGACATGCATTGACGAGTTCTCAAGGCATGAGGCGCGCAAGGCTATCGTGGAAATTCTGAGCCTGCCAGCCCAGCAGCACCAGGGCGAGCCGGTGGCTGAGTTCGGCCATGACTGCATCTTCAACCTGCGCAAGCAGCCGAACGGCGAGCGCTGGCCAGTAGGGACCAAGCTCTACACCCACGCCGACCCTGCCGAGAAGTAATTGATATTTACCTTCCTAGCGAATACCATTACTAGACAATAGAGTGGAGGGGCTATGGCAGATAAAGATTTTGTCGATTACGTTCGATCTATCCTGGATTACGACCCAGAAACAGGAGTTTTTACCTGGGCTAAGGATCGCTTTGGGGGAGTGGTGAAGGGGTCCGTAGCTGGCGGTAAGCACAAGGACGGATACCTTGAGGTGAGGGTGGCTGCTTACCGTCAACGGCACCTCCTGCACAGACTGGCATTCATCATCATGACTGGTGATTGGCCAGTTGGTCAGGTTGATCATGCGAATGGAATTCGGCACGACAACCGATGGATCAACCTGAGCGATGCCAGCAAAGCGGAGAACATGCGCAATCGGTGCCTAGGCAGGCACAACAAGTCAGGCGTCATGGGGGTTCACTGGTCGAATACACACCTTCGATGGGTAGCAAGGATAGACCGCGACAAGGTCAAGTACGGTCTCGGTTCATTCGCAGATTTCTTTGAGGCAGTTTGCGCAAGGAAGTCAGCAGAAAACCGGCTTGGATATCATGAAAATCATGGGAGAAAACATGAACGATTCGGAAGACATTAAATCCCTGCGCGCCCAGCTAGCCGAGGCGCAGGCGCTGCTGCGTGAGATGCGTGATCTGGCTACTGCAATTCCACCCCTCATGCTGGCCATCCCAGACCCTCATGACGTTGTAGGGCGGGACAACCACATTGTATCTGTCAATGACTTGATTGCATCCTGTGACGAACACCTATCCGCCAGCGCAGAGCCGAGCGCGCCGGTTGAGATCGATGAGCGGGCGGAGTTTGAGGCCTGGGGTGCTGATCAGGGTTATTTCAACCTGAAGAGAGAGCACAGTGGTAAATACAAATTCCAAACCGCATGGGCGGCATGGGAAGGCTGGCAAGCCCGCGCCGCCCTGTCCCGCAAACCATGACCCCCGAACTCGAATCCCTAACCGAACAACTGCGCCTGGAGCGGCTAGTGTCGCGCCAGTTGCGCAAGGAACTTCAGCGTGTGCGCAGCCTGCTTGGCGAGGCGCAGAAGAAGGTGCGCAAGGCTGGGAAATAATAGCTTTACGCGGCTATAGCAAGGCGCTATAGTCGCTCAACATTCATCAGAGAGGGTTGCGAGATGGCTAAGTTGGTTGAGATTTTGGCGCGGGAGATTGATCAATGAACCTTGAGCTCCTTAAGGAGCTTTTTACATATGATCCGGAGACTGGAATTTTTACGAATAAGGTTTCTCGAGGTCGAGCCAAGATCGGGGCAGTCGCTGGCTCTATCGGAGCCGATGGCTATCTGCGTGTAAAAGTGGATTACGTTGATCACTATCTTCACCGGCTAGCATGGCTTCATGAGTATGGCGAGCTTCCAGATAAGCAGATCGACCATAAGAACGGTGTAAAAACTGACAATCAGATCAGCAATCTGCGAAGCGCCAGTAATTCGCAGAACGGACAAAACAAGACGATCCAGTCGAACAATAGCTCTGGCTTCAAGGGCGTTAGCTTGCATAGGCATTCAGGCCGATGGTTCGCGTACGCCCAGTGTGATGGACGCAGGATTAGCGGCGGATATCATGCGACACGTGAGTTGGCGGCAGTGGCCTCGGCTGCGCTTCGAGAAAGGCTTCATTCTCAGTTCGTGAATCATGGCTACCGCAAACAGGAGCCGAAATAATGGCTATCAAATCAATCTTGATGGGATGGCTGGATGCCTTGACCGGCCGCAAACCCCTGAAAGCCAGAAACGACAAGCTCGTTGCGCAAAACAATCGCCTTGGCAAAGAGATCCTCGCGCTCAGGAAGGCCCTAAGAAAGCAAAAGCCACACAAAGTCAGCAAGCCAAGCGCTGACAAGATTTATATGTATCACATCCAGTCTCAGCGGCAGCACTTGCTGGTCAAGGCCTTAGCTGAAAAGCTGGATCGCAAGGAATTCCTTGGGTCCTGCGACAAGGTAAACAATATGACAGATCAGGAGGTTATGGCATGTGGCTCTTAATACTCTCCCTAAGCTACGGCTCAGCAACCCTAGGCCCGCAAGCCTACGCCACCGAATCCGCCTGCATCAGCGCTGGCGAGTCGAAGACGTACATGGGGCGGCAGGTTAAGTTTGTTTGTCAGAGGGTGGAGAGATAATGCTTATCAGAAGAAAGCGAGACGGCAACCTCTATCATATCGACGAGAAGACCACCTATATCGACCCGAACATGCCCACCAAGGGGCCTTGTTTTTGCCTTGTGCCGCACTGGCATGGGTGTATTGGCGGCAGGCGTCACTACAAGACAGTGGGAAGGACGAAGGCTGAATACACACAAGAAAACGGCCAGCCGATCTAACGAGACCCCGCCTAACAAGCGGGGTTTTCCTTTGCCCGCAGAAAAGTTGCGCGCACCCCGATACCGCGATAGACTCAGTGCATCGAAAACCAATGGCCCGATAGATAATGGCTGAATCTAAGCGTCGGATGGACTGGAACGGCTTCATGGAGGTTCGGGACAACCCGATTTCCAAGGAGGGCGTATTCCCTTATCTCGGCTCTGAGATTCCTGGCGCACCAGAGCCAGACAAGATCTATTACGTCTACCGCCCAGCCGAAGAACTTGCGCGCCAGGCAACCATCGACTCGTTCAAGCTCATGCCATTCATTGATGAGCATGAGGTTCTAGGTCGTGGCGGTATGCCAGCCGAGCGCAAAGGCATTCAAGGCACCATTGGCGAGCAGGTTTACTTTGACCCGCCATACCTGCGCGGAAACATCAAAATCCATTCCAGCGCGGCCCAATCGCTCATCAAGGCGGGCAAGGTCGAGCTATCCCCATGCTATGGCTGTGACTGGTCACCCGAGGTCGGCACCTTTGAAGGCAAGCCGTATCAGTACGTCCAGCGCAACATCATGGGCAACCACCTTGCACTGGTAGAAGAAGGCCGAACAGGTCCAGACGTTGCCGTACAAGACCACCGCAAATTCACCCTAGACTCAGCGGAGTTACTACCGATGGCACTTGCCCCCGAAGATATGGAAGCGATCAAGACGATGGTTCTTGAGCTGCTTGCCGCACAGAAAAAGCCGGGGGATGCTGACCCGGAAACCCCAGCCGAAGCAAAACCGGAAGACGCCGAGCTTCCTGCAACCGAAGAAACCAACTATGCCGAGGGCGACGAGACCCGCGCAGCCGAGCATATCGAGGCCGTTGTAGAGCAGGTCGAGGAAGCCATTGAGGAAATCAAAGAGGCTGCCGAGGATCTGACTAAGGCGTCTGACGCGAAGACTCGCAAAACCGCGCAAGATCGCATGGTCAAAGCCAAGGGCAAACTGGCAACCGCTAAGGCCGCTCATGCCAGCCTGGCAAAAGACTCGGCCAGTCGCCAGCAAAGCTCGCTGGTTAACTCGCTCTCCAAGCAAGTCAAGGATCTGACGGCCAAACTCGAGGCGTCGAACAAGACCGCCAAAGACTCCGGCGCATTCCTGGGTGTGATCGCTGACCGCGATGCCCTGTATGGCCGCGTGTCCAAGTTCACAGGCGCGTTCGATCATTCGCGCATGGACTCCAAGCAGATCGCTGAATACGCCTGCGACAAGCTGTCGATCAAGTGCGAGAAAGGCCAAGAAGGTGTCGCCGTTGATGCCTGGCTGCAAGGCCGCAAACCCGAACAACCTTCCGGCCACGCCGCAGACTCCGCCAAAACTGGTGGCGCCTTCGCAGAATGGAGCAAGAAATAATGGCTATTCCTAACCAGATCCTGCCAGGCCTCGTATCGGGCATCCCTGGCGAAATCGCATTCGACGGTCCGACTCGTGCCCTGTCCGCGCTGATCGCCTCCGCCTCCGACGCCGTCAACGTCTTCGGTCGCGCCTTCACCTACGCCGATGAGGCAGTAGAAAGCGTACAAGCGGGCGGCACCGGCAAGTTCGCTGGCATCATGATCGCGCCAAAATCGCACGCCCTGGACTTCGACTACGCGCTGAATGGCAGCGTTGGCGAATTCCTGTTCATGGGCGAATTGTACGTCCAACTGAGCACCACTGGCGGCACCATCGGTGACTTGGTGTGGTTCGACAACACCACCGGCGCACTGGGCCATGGCACTGCATCGACCGGCCAGACGCAGATCGCCAACTGCGAAATTTCTCGCCACAACGTGTCGCCAGAAACTCCAACCCTGGCCGTCATCAAGCTGACTCAATAAGGACCACTCCAGATGAGCAAAGAACGTTTTTATCAGAGTGGTCGTGATGCGGCACGACGCGGCGCTATGTCGCTCGCTGCCGACTCCGAAATCACTCAAGCCGACCTGATGAGCCTCGGTATCGACATCAGCAAGCTGGCAGCCGATACCGCGCTGACTGGCCCCGCTGGTCCGAACGGCTTCATTCAGGGCTACCTGCTGCAAAACATCCTGCCTGGCGTCGTGCGCGTCTCGACTCAGGTCCGCCTGATCGATGAGATTGCTGGCGTGCTGAATGCCGGTAACTGGTATGACGAGTTCATTGCGCAGCGCGTCGTTTCGCCAGTTGGTAAGGCCGAGCTGTACGGTGACTTCACCAACATTCCGCTGGCCAGCTATAAGAACCTGCTTGAGAAGCGCAATATTGTTCGCTTCGAGCAAGGCTTCCAAGTTGGCCGCCTGGAAGAAGCACGTCAAGCAGTTGAAGGTTATGACGAAGCGCAGCTCAAGCGCAGCATGGTCAACGAGTCGCTCGAAATCAGCCGTAACCGTCTGGGCTTCTACGGCTTCACTGGCGGTCAGCGCACCTTTGGCCTGCTGAACGATCCGTCTCTGCCAGCGTACAGCACCGCAACCGGCTCTTGGCTGACCGGTGCAAACGCAAACTGGGCAGGCGTAACCAGCGACTTCCAGCGCATGTTCACTAACCTCGAACTGCGTTCCGGTGGCCACGTCCGCGACGACATGCGCATTACCGTCGTATTGCCGCTGGGCTACCGTCGCGTCATGTCGTACGTGAATACCGCGTCGGCCACCTCGCAGACCGTCAAGCAGTGGCTGGACGAGATGTTCCCGAACATCCGTTATATCTACGCTCCTCAGTTCACTGGGGCGAACGGTGGCGCGAACGTGGTTTATATGTTCGTGGACGAGATGCCGGATGGCGATGATACCGGTGGCCGCACCATCGTGCAGGTCGTGCCGGAGCGCTTCCGCACCTTGGGCGTTGAACAGCGCGCCAAGGGCTACGTGGAGGACGCATCGAACGCCACCGCCGGCATCTTCGTGCTCCGTCCATGGGCCTTCGAGCGCATGACCGGCATCTGACAAACAGGCCCCAAGCTGCTATAGTTGGGGCCTATCTACTTCTGAGGTGTGATCATGTACATCTATTCGACTCTCGCGGCTGATGTGGTTTACACCACCCTGGCAGGCGATATCCTGATCCACGGTGGCGCGAACGTCCCCGATCAACATCTTCTTACTCCCTACGGCAAGATGACCAAGATCAGCGACGACGAATACGCCGCGTTGAAAGACAACCACGTATTCCAGCTGCATGTCGAGAACGGCCACGTTCGAGCCGACAAGCACAAGGAAGATCCGGACAAGGTAGCCGCCGATATGACTGGCCGCGACGAATCCGCACCCGATACTGCCGAGTCGCTGATGGCTGCCGACCCGGATATCGAGGATGTGAAAGACGGCGTAGTCAAGCGCAAGGCCAAGTAACATGACCGAATTCCCGCTGGCGACATTCAGGCTTCTTTACGGCGCTTTCGCTGAAACGCCGGATGATGTTGTTTTGGCGACGGCGGGAACCGCTCTTTGCTACGTTTCCGAGCGCGGCTGTAAGTGCTCGGAAGCTATGTGGATGCTGATGGTTGCGCACCTGCTGTTCCTGGCGGGGCTTAATCCGGCTGGTCAGTTCACTCCAGGCATGCTGGCAGGCGCGACAATCGATAAGGTTACTGTGTCCTTTGCGCTTCCTGCGCAAACTTCGCCCTGGGCGTTCTGGCTCAACCGCAGCCCTTATGGCCAGCAATTTGCGGCGCTGCTGTCCAAGTGTTCTGCGCCTGGATTCTATGTAGGCGGATCACCTGAGCGGGCGGCGTTTCGCACTGTAGGCGGCGTTTTCCCTGGGCGTGGCGGGATTGGGTGGCGCAGATGAGC